AATACATGCATCGGCTCGTAATGAATTTTTAATTAAAGACGCAAAGTGGTTTACTCCTGATTATACATATGCTAGTAAAATGATGAAAGAAGTGCAAAAGAATTATAAAAAATGGCAAGAATTAGCTAAACGCCAACGTTATTTTGTTAATTCAACGTTTACTAAAACTGCAGTAGCAGCCGTATATGAAAAAGTATTAGGTATCGTTGATGTCGCATTAGCATCGGTACCAAAGCAAGTACAATTGGAGCTACCTAAATTGACATTGCCAAAATTAAAAAAAGTTGAAGCATGAAAATAAGTTATGCAGTTACCGTTTGCAATGAATTTATAGAAATTCAACGATTAATTAAATTCTTATTAGAAAACAAAAGAATTCAAGATGACATCGTTGTTTTATATGATTCTAAGAATGGAGATATTGAAATAGAATCATTTTTACGAGCTAATTCTATTAATGGAGAATTTGCATGGCACAAGGCAGAATTTCAAGGACATTTTGCAGATTGGAAAAATAAATTAACTAGTTATTGCAACGGCGATTGGATTTTTCAGATTGATGCAGATGAACTGCCAACCGAAACATTGATTCAATACTTGCCAGATGTAATAAATTCTAATTCTCAAGTAGAAACGATGCTAGTACCTAGAATAAATACAGTAGACGGATTGGATCAAGATCATATACAACGTTGGGGTTGGAATATTAATGAACATGGATGGATAAATTGGCCAGATTATCAATGGAGAATCTGGAAGAATAAACCAGAGATTAAATGGATTAATAAAGTGCATGAACGACTAGACGGATTTTTAAGTTATGCATCTATTCCTGCAGATGAATCATTAGCATTACAACATCCAAAAACAATTGAACGACAAATTAAGCAAAATGCATATTATGATACACTCTAATCCTATTACATTTTGTATTTCTACTTGGAATAATTTGCCATATCTTAAGATAGCAATTGAATCTGTTAGAAAAAATAGTTACTATCAAGAAGCGCCATTTATTATCCATGCAGAAAATTGTACTGACGGTACCAATGAATGGTTGCAAGAAAATCAAGATAGATACAATCTAACTTTAATTATTGAACCTAAAAACATCGATGTTCGAGGTATTGGCGGGGGCATGAACATATGTGCCGACCATGTTGAAACTGAGTATATAATGTTTCTTCATTCTGATTTTTATGTAACTAAAGATTGGGATAAAGCATTAATGGATATTCATGAAAAATATCCAAATGAAAAACTTTGGGTAAACTCGCATAGAGTCGAACCTGATATGTTTAATAATCCAACACAACGACCAGGAACTGCGATAGTACCTAAAGAATTATTTGGTGCATATCATGACGATTTTGATACTAATTATTTTGATGAATGGGCTGAAGATTTTATTCAATTAAATAAAGATATCGAAATTCCTAAAGGCGAAGGTGTATCGGGATTAGTAAAAAAATCAGTTTGGGATGAAGTAGGCGGTAACGATCCATTATTTGCTCCTACATCGTGGGATGATATGGATTTGTTTCTTCGAATGTTGAAACATGATATAAAATTTATATTACCTACAAATTCATTAGTTTGGCATTTTGGAGCCCGCGGGTCACACCGTTTAGAAGAAAACAATGGTAAATCGGATTCTAGACAAATACAAGCTGAACAAGAAAATATAAAAAAATGGTTAAGCAAATGGGGTGGAATGCCTCAATTTGATGAATATGGAATGATACAAGGAATTAAACAATGAATAAAAACATACCAATTGTAATATTGAATCGAGATAGGCTATATCCATTAATTGATCAAGTTACGATTTTACAGAAAAAAGGTTATCATAATATAACAATAATTGATAATCAATCATCATACCAACCTTTATTAGAATGGTATTCTCAATCAAATATCGATGTATTTTATAATGATATTACTGATAATTCGTGTCATGCATTTCGAGATTTGGTATTAATGGGGCATCCTAAGTTTTTAGAAATAACATCACAATGGTTTGTGTTTAATGATAGTGATATAATACCATTAGATACGGTTCCTGAAAATTTTATTAATGATTTAATTGATTATGCAATACGTCATAATAAATCTAAAGTAGGAATGTCAATAAAAATTGATGATTTGGATCTATCATATCCGTTAAATGCTTGGGTACATAGTTATGAATCAACATATTGGACAAATGGCATTATTGATGGTAACGTAGAACTATATCCGCATCCTATAGATACGACGTTTGCAGTTCATGCCCCGGGTACAATACCAACATGGAGTGATGATACATTACGCGCGGGAGATCCATATATTGTAAAACATGCACCGTTTTATTATAATCCAGATGCATTGCCGGATGATGAAAAATATTATTTAACAAACATGAATAAACATAGTAGTAACTGGTCAAGTAAAGTAGAGGTAAAATGATACATTTAAATAAAGGCGGCGTTGATTTTGTAGTAAATAACTCAACCGCAGAATTAGATAATTTTTGGACACATATCTATCCAACACATTGGGAAAATCAAACGTTTGATGCAATACTACCGCATCTAAGCAAAGATAAAACATTTATAGATATTGGTGCATGGCAAGGTCCTATATCGTTAGTAGCACAAAAATATTCTAAACAATGTTTATGTTTCGAGCCAGACCCATATGCATATCAATATTTGATTCAAAATGTAGAATCAAACATGTTTGATAACATAATTTGCGAAAATGTAGCTGTGTCAGCTGAACCAAAAATAAGTATCGGTGCTGCCGAATTAGGCGGCGGTGTTAGTAGCTTTACAAAATTAGATAATTCTATAGAGTGTAATACTATATCAATTCAACAAATATTTGAAAAATATAATTTAACAGATAATGATGTATCGGTTATTAAAATTGATATCGAAGGTTACGAATGTGAACTATTAAAAGATCCATTTTGGAAAACTATTAATGTCAATATGCATATTAGCTTACATGGATTATTTTTTCATGATAAAACAAAATATTTTAATGATTTGCGAGAATATTTTGGCAATGAATATGTACTTAATGAAGCTGCAGATACGCAAGAAATTTTTATAGGAAAACGATGAAAACAATAGCTCTTTTTGGAGGGGGTGGTGGCTTAGGCAGTCAACTATCTCCACTATTACAAAAAAAATACAATGTATTAAGCATTAGATCTGCAGATGTAGATGTTTCTAATTTTCAACAAGTTAAATCATTTTTTGAATCAAATCACATTGACATTGTTATCAATTTAAGCGGATTTAATCATGATGCATTTGCTCATAAAATTAATGAATCTACATTAGAACAGATTAATAAACAAATTGATATAAATGTAAAAGGTACTATAAATGTTGTAGCTAATTGTTTACACACAATGCGAGAACAACAATATGGTCGTATAATACTAGTTTCATCAGTATTAGCAGATCACCCTGTTATTAGTACTGGAATATATTCTGGTTGTAAAGGGTTCGTTGATAGTTTTACAAAAACTGTAGCATTAGAAAATGCAAACAAGAATATCAATTGTAATAGTTTACAATTAGGATACTTTGATGGCGGATTAACATATAAAATACCCGAAACATTTAGGGATACTATAAAAAATAACATTCCAGCAAAGCGCTGGGGTATGATAATAGAATTATATAATACTATTGAATATTTGATTGAAACTGGTTATATGACCGGGCAAAATATTAATATTAGCGGAGGAATAATTTAATGCAAGAATATAAAGATCTATTTAACAATGTACACATCGTTGCAGATGAATTAGAAATTGGCAATAATGTCAAATTCGGAAAAGATGTAAAAATTACTTGCAGGGGAAAATTCAAAGTAGGCGATAATAGTATTATCGGAGACCGATTTACAGCAAATGCAGAAGAAATAATTATTGGAGAGTATTTTTACAACGGACCTACTGATTCGCGTGGCATGATTATTGGAGGCGGTGGCTCTAACTTTCCATATGCTAAATTACGCATTGGCGATAGAATGGTTTGCCATACTGGTCATGTAAATTTAGCTAGTCCGGTAACTATAGGAAATGATGTTGGATTATCACATGATGTTGATTTAATTACTCATGGATTTTGGTATTCTATTTTAGAAGGATATCCTAGAGTGTTTAAAGAAATTAATATTGGTAACAATGTCATCGTAGGATGGAAAACAGTTATAATGAGCGGCGTTGATATTGCTGATAATGTAGTAATTGGTTCGCATTCGACAATAACTAAATCTTTATTAGAATCTAAGGCTATTTATGCTGGGTCTCCTGCTAAATTAATTAAACATGTAACTGAACCAGCATTAGAAGAAAAAATTCAAATGTTAGAAGGTTTGATATCAGATTTTAAAGATTTGATGTCATATTACCAAGTTCCAAATTTTACCATTAATGCACAATATCCATATTTATATTTGAATGATTTACAAATAAATGTAGATGATTTTAGTTATACCGGCAAGCACGATGTAGTAACAGATGCATTTAGAGACTTTGCTAGAAGATATGGTATTAGAGTATATGTACCACATGGTTTTAAATTTAATTTAACACGTAAATGAAATTTTTAAATTTTAATAAAGTATTATGTTTAAGTCCGCATCCGGATGATACCGAATATAGTATGGCAGGGGTTATTCTTAAACATGCAGATACAGAATTCGATATACTATGCTTAACACAAGGGGGAGATTGTGATACATCATCTGGACCTTCGCGTATTCAAGAGGTAAAAAATGCATGGTCGGTAACAAATTCTAAAAATTGTAATTTATATTTTAGCGATGTTAAATATTTGAAAGAACGCGGTGTCGACGAATGGATAAATTATATAGAAACAAATTTTACAAAAAAATATCACTATGATTGCATTATGACTACTACGCAATTTGATAGTCATTTTGAACATGTATTAATTTCTTCATTTGCCGCGCCGTTGGCACGAGTTACTCCGTATAGTATAATTCAATATAAATCTCCATCAACGTTAGATAAGTGGACTCCTAATTTATTTGTTTCTTTGGGAGATTTTTATTATATTAAGAAAAAAATGTTACATGAATTTAAATCACAAATTCATCATGAATATTTTGGAGATTTTGTATTGGATGGATTTCATAGTAATTTTCAATGTATGAAAAAAGGACAAGGTTTGGTTGAATCATATAAAATAGTTACATTGTATGCATAAAATAGTTTTATATTGTAAAAGCTATGATAAAGATGTACATATAGCTAAAAAGCTATTAGATAGCGTTATAAAATTTAACGTAGATCAAATACCATTTTTTATTTCAGTGCCACAGAAAGATATTAACTTATTTAAACGGGTATTGGGAACTACAGGTTATGAACTAATAGAAGATGAATCAATTGACTCTAATAATGATGGTTGGAAAGGACAACAAATTGTTAAAAGTCAATTTTGGAAGTTAGGCCTTTGCGAAAATTATGTATGCATAGATTCAGATTGTTTTTTTATAAAACCATTTTATGTTAATGATTTTATGTTTGACAATGAAACACCATATACGATTTGTCATGAATATAAATCATTTTTTGAATTTCTAGATAAACATCCTATAGGGTTTGATCCATACCAATCATTTCTTCAAGAACGATTACAAATTATGGAATTATTTGGTAGGAGCGGCGCCGTCTATGACTTTGGCCCAGGCCCCACCATATGGTCTTCTAAAGTTTGGCAAAATTTAGAAACTGAATATATTCAACCAAATGAATTAAAATTTAGTGATTTAATTCAAGTAAATGGATCCGAATTTACTTGGTATGGAGAATGGCTATTTCATAGTCAAATAATTCGATTAATACCGCGTGGTCCTTTATTTAAAAATTATCATTATCCAAATCAATATGATTATGATGTAAAGTTTGGATATGATTTAACTAAAATTGCAAAACTATATTTGGGTATAGGTATGCAATCAATATATCAATTTATGGAATAAACTTATGAAACAAAATTTAGAAGAAATTAGTAAAAACTATCGTAGCGATAAAGGCAATGTATATCATAATTATTTACAAATTTATGAAAAATACTTTTCTAAATATAGAAACTCATTAAAATCTTTTTTAGAAATTGGACTATGGGAAGGCGAAAGCATTCGAATGTGGCGAGATTATTTTGAAACGGGTTGTTTAGTTGGCGTTGATATTTTAGATTTATCCCACATCCAGTTACCAAATACTCAAATTCATATATGCGATCAGTCAGATCGAAAACAATTGGAATTTCTAGTATCAAAAACGTTTAATGAATATGATATTATTATCGATGATGGCGGGCATTGGATGCATCAACAGCAAATTACATTAGCAACAATGTTTAAATATTTAAAACCTGGCGGTATCTTTGTTATTGAAGATTTACATACATCAGGTAATCCTAATTACACTAGAACGGGCGACACTGATACGTTAGCAATGCTATATGATTTTAATAAAACAAAACAAATTCAAAGTAATTGTATGACTGATTATGAAATGCAATATCTTAATGACAATATTGCACAGTTGAATATCGAAATGGGTAACGTTTCACCAATAGCATTTATTATTAAAAAATGAAAAGTTGCGTAATTTTTTCTTGCACTATACTAACGGAAGATCGTTTATTTGTATTGCATAGATTTTTACAAATTTTTGAATCTAAATTTAGCAATTATGATATCTTCATAGGCATCAATCATGTTAGTTTATCATGCGTTGAAGATATTATTCGTACGTATAACATTAACGTTATATCCATGGATCGATGTTTGCCTGAATTATATTCTTTAAGTGATGCATCTGCATATCAGATTGCATTAAAACATTTATATGAATCAAAAAAAGAATACGAAAATTATTGGTTCATTCATACTAAAAGCGGTGTTAATTCGCATAGCGATTATTTGCGCGAATGGTATATTGATAATTTGTTATCAAAATCTACTAATGTAGAAACATTTATTAATTCAAATACTAATATCGGCTCATACGGAATGTTAGGGTTAGAATATGAATCGCATATTAACTATGAAAATACAGATTGCGAAATCAATTTAATGTCAAATATTTTGTCTAATCAACTACCATGTACTCATGCAAACTTTTTTTATATTCATACAATTTATGTAATAAATAATAAACCAATCAAGAATTTTTTTAAATTAATTTCGCCTAATTGGTTTACTAACAAATTAGATCGATATTATTTTGAGGGCGTATTTCCGTTTATAGTTTCCAGATCTGGTTATTTTCCATATTTAGAAAATCGATTTAGTTGTTCATTTAATGATTTACATCCATATATTGAACGATGGCTTAACTCAAATAATTTGGAAAACTATAAAAAATATCTTAATTTATTTAAAACAAATTTTATTTTTCAACAGGAACGTCCGCCATATGTTAATAGCAACACTTAATCATAATCTGCCAATTTGGACAGATAATTTAATTACGCAACTACAGCGAGACCCATTATTTTCTAATTGCGAATTAATGGTTGTAGACAATGGATCAACAGAATCTTTAGCACAATCAACTACTCATCGTCTAGAAGAAAATGTATATTTTGGCGGCGGATTTAATGTAGTACTTGATTATTTTTTACAAACAAAACATGAATACTTATATTTTTTAAACAACGATTTAGTATTTCATGGCCCTGCATTTTTAACTACGTCATTGCGAGAAGCACGAGAATCAGATGCTGCAGTATATTCTGCAACTGTTATCAATGCATCAATCGAACAATGCCATTGGAAACAAATGTGGAATTGGGGAAAGAGTTTGCGAGAAGTTAGTTGGATAGATTTCCAAGCTCCATTACTTCGAAGAGATATTTTAGAACAAATCCAGCAATTTCCTGCAGAGTTAATACATGGATGGGGCTTAGATTTTTATGCTGGATGCATTGCAGATTCTTTAGGATTAAAAACTATAGTATCAGATAATAATACAATTGCTCACATGAATTCATTGACCTTTAAAGAAAATAAAATCAATATTGGCGTATCTGAATTTTGTCAACGAGCTGAACATGGAATGTACAATTATTTTCTTAATTCTACATATAAAGATTTATATTTCAAATTAAGAAATTACGGAGAAAATTATACAATATGAATCAATTAAAAGGAACAAAGATTGTAGAAGTTCCATACTTTGCAGATCAGTTAACTGATAATTCAAAATCAGTATTAATTATTGGAGAGTGTCAAGGCGGACACGAAGGTATTTCAGAAACTATACATGAAAAGGGGTTTACAAAGGTGGCTACCACAGACATTATGCCATCTTTGCCGGAATATTGGTTAAGACAAAATACGGACTGGGAACATATTCAATGCGATTTCATTAAATTTGATGAAACTCGTCAATTTGATTATATTATTTCAATTTCAGTATTTGAGCACTTTGGATTCTGGTTTGCTGGTAATAGAATGGCCGATGGATTAGTAGAAGATGATGTATGCTATTGGAATCATGATATTAGAGGAATATTAAAATCATGTAAACTACTTAAAGATGCAGATTCAAAACTTATCATAACATTACCAGCTGGCCCGTATATGAATTATGAAGAATCGGGAGAGCCATTTCTTCGATACTATGATTATCGGCGACAAGAATTAATTAAACAAATTTTAAATAAACATGGTTTTCAAATAACTAACGAACGATTTTATTATTCAGCTGATTTTCAAAATTGGGATGAAATGAGTTCTGAAATTAATGATCCAAAGTATTATTCGGTATATAATATTCACACGCCCAATGTTATATGGGCATTAACAATTCAAAAATTATGATAACATTAGTAATTCCTAGTTACAACAATTTGCGACATCTTAAGAATGTGTACGCAAGTATTAAAAAGCATGCTCCTGCAGCAGAAATTATTTTATTAGATGATGGGTCGACTGACGGCTCGTGGGAATGGATTCAACAACAAGAATGTATTTCATTTAGAAGCGAAAACCGCGTAGGTCATACTATATTGTATGATACTGGTATCGATATGGCCACTAACGAAATAGTAGGTATATTACATGCTGATATGATTTTAGGTCCAAATTATATTGAGAATATGATAAAGCATTTAGAACCCGGAAAAGTTGTCTGTGCAACTCGTATCGAGCCGCCACTACACCCGCCAGGAAAAGAAAAGATTATCATGGATTTTGGACAAGATTTTGATACATTAAATGTTCTAGAATTTGAATCATATTGTGCAAAACTTCAAAATGAATTTAAAAATCAAACTAGTAAAGGAATGTTTGCACCATGGATATTATACAAAAAAGATTTTCAAGCAATAGGAGGACACGATCCATTATTTGCTCCATTTCCATATGAAGATTCAGATATTTTTCAACGTTGGATTTTAGCAGGATATGAATTAATTCAAAGTCGCGATGCATTTGTATATCATTTAACTTGCAGAGGACATCGATGGACTGAAGAAGTTGGAAAAGACGATGATTATTTCAAACAAGTTTCAGAAAAGGCAGGACGAAATTATATTCGCAAATGGGGTAGTTGGATACGTAATGATGAATGGCAGCATCCTATTATATTTCCTAAATATAATATTGCAATTCGCGTAGAAAAATGTACACAACAATTACTATCATTGTTAGAACCATGGTGTGATAGAATATATTCAGATGCAGAATGGATGAAATATATTACATTAGAACAACCTAAAACATTATATGATTTAACACAACGATGCCATTCATTAACTGATGAAGATCGATATGATTACGATGACATTGTAGTTGAAATTGATGGTTCGCGTTTTTCTCAACAAGATTTCAACTATATACAACAATTGGCAGAAATATTAAATGCATCCGATCTTTTAGAAGAATTTACTCAATCCGGAGAACAATTTGAGTTAGGAAACTTAAAAATTACAATCATGAACGTTCAAACCTATGAAAAAAATTTAATTAAAGTAAATCGGTAACATATTTATTCATGAAACAATTGTTATCAAAACTAAGGAATACATTGAGTAAAAGCAAAAACTTTTTTCAACGCATGTTATCAGATGCTCGATCAGGCGATGTATCGTCAAAACGCGTTATCGGCGTAGTTGGATTTGTGTCTTTGCTTGTTATAATGTTTGTTAACGCCCTTTATTCAAAATCTATTGCACCCGCAGAATATTTAGTTGATGCTATAGAATATATTGTTATTGCTGCCATGTTTGGGACTGTAGTAGACAAGTTTTCAAATCATGTAAAAAAACAAGATGATGAACCAACTGTATGAAAAAGGTATGAGTAGAATGAAAACAGGATTATTGATGTCAGTAGCAACGACAGTATCATTTCTTTGCACTTATTTATTAAATTTAACCATGGATAATGCTGAACAATATTTAGCAATTGTTGTTACAGTAGCATTAGATGGTATATTTGGAATCATTGCGGGAACTCGAAGAGAAGGCTTTAAAACATATAAAGCACTTAAAATTTTAAGAACTGGCGTAGTTTGGGTCATGTTTCTAACAACGTTGCTAATCATTGAAAAAGGATTTCCAGGAACATCTTGGTTGAGTGAAACAATATTATTACCATTCATATTTTTCCAAATTATTAGTGCTTTAAAAAATGCATCAATGGCAGGATTCATTGAAGGCAAATTATTAACAGACATATTAGATAAAATTGATTTACATAAAGGTACTCGACAAAAAGATTAAGTTATGAAACTAGATACATCAAAAATTAAGCAAGTTCCATTGCGAGAATCGCAATACATTAAAGAAGCAACCGAAAAGAAACAAATCGTTCTTCATCATACTGCAGGCAACTCTTCTGGCGTTGGCACTATTAGAATGTGGGATACGGATGATAGAGGTCGCATTGCAACTTGCGTTACAATTTCAGGTAAAGGTCAATCAAAAGATACATATGATGGAGAAATTTGTCAAGCATTTTCATCTAAGCACTGGGGATATCATCTAGGAATCAAACCAGATGTATTTAAATCAAAAGGTTTACCATACCGAGCATTAGATAAACACGCAATTGGTATTGAGATTTGTAACTGGGGGCCATTAGATCGAGTTAATGGCAAATTTTATAACTATGTAGATCGAGAAATATCTGCCG